GTTTGCGTGTTTTTTTACGCAAATTAAAAATTAAGTAAATAGTTCTATGGGTGTGAAAATGAAACAGGCAGACTTGGCGGTCAAATGGGGGACAACACAGAAGAACATCAGCTTAATGATGGGCAAAGGTTGTGACTTCACAGCATCAGATGAGGATGTCGCTAAGTGGTTACTAGCTAATGGCAAGCGCAAGTCAAAGCCGATGCGTGACGCCATAGCCAAGGTGTTAAAGCCGGAAGTCATAGACGCCATAGAAACGGGCAAAAAAAAGAGCCTGGAGGAAATGCGGGATTATTACGCATCGAATTTGGACAGGGCGACAAGGGCCGAGAGTGTTGACCGTGAGAGCGTCAAATTCTGGAACGACCTGCTTTTGAAAGCAGACGAGTCAATCCGCAAAAGCGAGGCGCACGCCAAGAAGCTGGGCATTGACCGAGGCGAGCTGTTGAGCCGTGAGGAAGTCGAGCGCATCATCAAGTCAATGGTGTGGGCGGGGAATGCTTGTTGCGACAAGTTCGCGCAGCAGATCGCGCAGAAGTTGAGCGGCAAACCACCTGCGGAGATTTATGAGATACTGGCTCCGAACCTTGTTTCATCCAGCCTGTTTGAAGCAATCAAAAAGGTGACCAAGACGCCGGGCGACGTCAACCTACCGCAATGGTTGATTGATTGTTTTCTCAACGAGGAAGATCAATATATTGAATAATGAAGCTCAAGAAAAAGCGTGACCCGATAGCTTGGCTTGAACGCAATGTGCAGCTTGACTATGGATATTTTCGGCGTGAGCATCACCCCTTGATTGTGGAGCCGCTGCGGATGGCGGCAAGCAAGCGTGGTGGTTACGTTGGCTTGATTGGATCGGTTCAGCACATCAAAACACTGGCGGCGCAACTGTTCCAGATTTACGGCCTGCACATCTCGCCCTGCAACGCGGCACACTTTGACCTGACAGCCGAGGCGTTGAAAGAGTTCAGTGATGACAAGTTTGTGCCTCTCATCGACAATACTGATACCATCACGCGGCTGATACCAGCGCAACCATACCGGCGCACCAAGTTTTACACCTCGACACCATACGGCTACATCCGCTTATTGTCGGCTGGCATCATGGCAAACCGCAACTCAAAGACACTGCAACGTATCACAGCGGATGAGTCGTGGGCGTATAAAGATGACGAGGGCTGGCTTGAACAGATACACGACCGACAATCCTCCTTCACCTGGAATTGGCAGATGTTCTTGCCATCATCCGGCCAGACGGCAGGCAGTCAGCTTGATCAGCTATGGCTCAAATCAACGCAACGCACATGGCACGTCCCTTGTGATTGCTGCGGTGAGATGATTCCATATATTTGGAAACTTCCCGCGATTGACGGCAAAGTGCCAGCGGGCGGGATGCGTTATGCTTCAACTGATGAGATCACCGACGCTGACGGCATCATTGATTGGGTGGCACTGAGGGAATCAGTGTATTATCAATGCCAACTATGCGAGGGGCGGCTTGAATGGAATCCGGCAGACCAAGACCGCCGCAACATGGAGGGGCGATATATTGCCATGAATGAGAACGGTGACCCGGATATTGAGTTTTACCACTACAACGCGATGGTTCATGTTCCTTGGCCCGAGCTTGTCACCAAATGGAAGGAGGCAACCATAGCCCGCAACCGTGGTGACCTGAGCAAGCTGGAGAACTTCGTCCGTAAGCAACTCGCCGAGGCGTGGAACGAGTCGGAGTATATTTCTGACGAGGTGAGGCAGAACGCCCGTGGCGGCTACCTACTAGGAGAGGATTGGGACACAGGCAAAGAGGATCCACTACTTTTCTGCACTGTCGATGTTCAGAAGGATCACTACTACGTCATCATAAGAGCTTGGGCGATCATCAACGGAGAGCTTTACAGCCGACTCATTGAACGGGAAAAAGTAGTCAGCACTGGGCAGATACGCGACCTTGCCGACAAGTGGCAGTTAAAGCAAAACGGGCTTGAAGGTTCCCGTGTTTTCTTGGATGGAAACTACAACACGACAGCCGTGCAACGTGTCGCCGCACAAAATGGTTGGCTTGTGTTCCGTGGTGACAAAGCGATGGACTTCCGGCACAAGGACGGGCTGCGGCGCATCTATTCTGACATTCAATATCTTGACACGGGCGAGGGAACAATCAACGCCAAGAGCAGCCGATATGCGGGCCAAGTTAGGTTCAGCAAACATTCAGCGCTTAACCGTCTTTCGCTTATACGCTCGTTGCGTAGTAATGATGACAAGTTGCTTTGGACATACGCCGACGACGCGGGCAGTGTTTACGAGCGGCAAATCAACGCATGGCAGCGAGTTAGCAAGACAGCTCCCGATGGCAAGGTGTATTATGATTTTATTAACCGCGACGCGAGCAACGATCACTTTGGTGATTGTGAGATTATGAACTGCGTTTGTGCGGCAATGGCTGGCTTGGTGGGCGTAAGTAGCATTGACGATACTAAAGATGATGCAAAGAATTGAGCATTGACAAAAAGCAAGTTTAATCTTTTAATTGTCTCACCTTTATGCGCTCCCTTTTATTCACACTTTGGATACAAGCTGATAAATCTGTCAGTGCAACCTTGTCATTGCTTGAGCAGTTGACGGCAGCGCAATTTGAGACAGTCCAGCAAGGGGGCGCACGCATGATCAACGCGTCACTTTCCGGCAAGAGCTTTTCATACGAGCTGCCACCGAACTGGGGCGCGTTCCAGTTTGAGAACATGCTCTATGAGATTTACAAGAAGATCAAAACGGGCGGTGCATCCGATGGCGAGATGACCGAGGCAGAGCTTGAGGCATACATCCTTGACGCGGACAGAGAGGTTACTGATACCGTCCTTGCCCGCGTAAACTACAACAACAGGCGCAGAGCATAATCATGGCAGCAACACCATTAAAATCAGCTTACGGCAGAGCCAGTGCCAAGAATCTTTATTCACACCACCGCGCCGGGAGTAATGAGTTTTACCCGGGCGGGCGCAATGACCAGCGCCGCTTTAGTTCGCGCAACATAGCTCAAGACATCGCTGACATGATGACGGCTAACCGCCATTGCATGATGCTCGGTGATAGCCGCTACATCTACCAATCCTTTTCTTCCATAGCTGGCGCAGTTAAGCAAAAGGCAAACTATGTTTACGGCGGGAGTTGGCGGCTGCAATCACTAAGCGCCGACACCGCATTTGCGGCAGCCGTGGAGGAAGATTTTCAACGCCTTGATCAGATGTTTGACATCCGGGGCGGCAACTTCTCATTCCGCAAGAACGTATGGCGAGGCTCCAAGCTGATCGACGTTGACGGTGACTTCTTCGTAATCCTCACCGAGCAGCCTGACACGGGATTCCCCAAGCTGCAATTCATCGAGTCTCACAAGGTGGGCGACTGGGGCGAGTGCTATGACGGCTACGTTGCTGACGGATCGCGCTACAACGGCAAGCGCATCCTGACGGGCGTGATCGTCAATGAATACATGGCCCCGATTGCTTACCGCATCAAAGACCCGACACAGAAGCGCGGTTACCAGGATATCTCAGCCAATAGCGTTGTTCACTTTGCTGATATGGAATGGTTCAGCCAAGGACGCGGCACGCCATCCGTTGCCGCTGCAATTCTCGACTGGTATGACTTGAGCGAGACTCGTGACGCGCAAAAGATGAAGCAAAAGGTGAACAGCATTCTTACACTCATCGAAAGCAACGAGAGCGGCATGACCGATATTGGGCGCAATGCGCTTGGCATCGGAGGCGGCACAGACGAGCCAGCCACGCAATACATGGACAGCGGTATGATCCGCATCATCAAAAACGGCAGCAGCTTAAAAGCTCACACCGCCAATGACCCGCCGGAAGGCTGGATGAAGTTCACGCAACTTGTCGAGCAGAGCGCGTTTTATGCGCTGGGCTGGCGGCGTGAGATGCTTGATTCCTCAGCCGTAGGTGGTGCAGGCGTGCGCGGCTTTATGGCTGACGTAAACAAATCCATTGCCGCCCGTATTGAGGTGCTAGAGAGCGGCTACAAACGCCTTGCTCAATACATCATTGCAAAGCGTGCCAAGATGGGCAGTTATGACCTGCCGGATGATTGGTGGAAACTTAGCTTTTCCCGCCCGGCTGAATTTACCGTTGACGAGGGACGCATGCGAAAGGCTGACCTTGATGACTTACGGGCCGGAGTCATTACCAACCAAGACATAGTTGAGCGGCGCGGCGGCAACTATGAAGACATTATCACACAGCGAGCCAAAGAGCTTGCCATGCTCAAACAGATAGCCGAGGAATATGGCCATGATGTGAGCGAGCTTTCAATCTTAACCAAACCTGGCGACATAGTGCCGGAAAACACCAACACAGAACAACCCGATGAACAAACAGACATGGTATAACATCACTCCGGCTGTCGATGATTCCACCTCTGCCGAGGTGTCAATCTATGACGCAATTGGAGGATACGATATAAACGCAAAGCAATTTGCGGAAGAACTAAAAGGAATTGAAGCGGAGACAATCCACCTCCGTATCAATTCCCCAGGCGGCAGCGTCGTTGACGGCAATGCCATCTTTAACGCGCTTAATCGCCACGATGCAAAAATCATTACCCACATTGACGGACTCGCTGCCAGCATGGCATCAGTCGTGGCAATGGTAGGTGACGAGGTGCATATGGCAGACAACGCCCTAATGATGATTCACAACCCTTGGACAATAACCATGGGCGATGCCGATGACCTGCGTGCCGATGCCGAACTGCTCGACAAGATGAGCAACAGCATCATCAATGCCTATTCCCGCAGCCAATACGAGGCCGAGGAAATCAAGGACTTGATGGACGCAGAGACATGGTTCACCGCTCAGGAGGCATACGACGCCGGACTGATCGACCACATCGAAACAGGCCTGCGGGCTGCTGCTTCTGACATCACGGCACTTGCCGAGGGATCAGAGTTGCACGTTCCCGCTGAAAAGCAGATTGCATCACTCACAAAGCAGCTTGAGGCAGTTGCCAAAGCTAGCGAGCAAACATCCGGCGAACTTGCCGAGCAGATCGTGGTCAACCAAGAGCTACAAGCCAAGATCGACGAGGCACAGGCCAAAGTTGAGGCAGCGGAAGTTGCCAAGGCAGAGGCCGAGGCTAATGCTGAGAAGCTCGCCGCCGAGGTCGAGACACAAGCCGCCGAGCTTGAGGCCAAGGATGCAGAGATTGAGGAAGCAAAGGAAGTGACGGAAACTGCCGTTGCAGCCAAAGCAGCCGAGATCGTTCAAAGCGTCGCTGTTGAGCCTGTTGCCGATACTGGCGACGATAATATCAAGACCGAAGTTTCCCGTGACGAATTTAATGCAATGTCACCGCACAAGCGCACTGAGTTTTCCAAGCGTGGAGGCAAAATCATCAACGACTAGACCAATGGCAAAAGCAAAAAAAGCAGCAAAGAAAACGGCGGCACAAAAGCCCGCCGCATCCAGCAATGAGCTGGTCAAGACAATCTCCGAGGTGCAAGCCTTGACAGAAAAAGAACAACAAGCCTTCCGCGAAGCGGGTGGCACAACCATTCAAGATTAACAACCAACCAAAATTAAATTATGGCCAATACACTAACCAACCTGATTCCAGACGCATACGCCGCTCTGGATGTCGTATCACGCGAGCTGACGGGAGCAATCCCCGGCGTGCAGCGTGACGCAAGCGCTGACCGCCTTGCCACCAACCAGACCCTTCGCTCTGCCGTTACTCCGGCAAACGCTGCGGCTGACTACACACCCGCCATGAGCGTGCCAAGTGCCGCTGATGAGGTGATCACCAACAAGACTTTGACCCTTTCCAAGAACCGTTCAGTTGCGTTCTCATGGACTGGTGAGGAGGCTTACGGAATGGATCAAGGCCCCGGCTTCCTCAACATCCGTCAAGACCAGATCGCGCAAGCGTTCCGCACCTTGACCAATGAGATGGAGAATGACCTCTGCGACGCAATCGCTGACGGTGCTTCCCGCGCCTACGGAACTGCTGGCACAACGCCTTTTGCTTCCAGCCTAATCGACTCTGCAAACGTCCGCAAGATTCTCGACGACAACGGCGCACCGCCAAGCGCACGCTCGCTTGTCATCGACACCGCCGCTGGCGCTAAACTTCGCACCCTTGGCCAACTGACCAAGGCGAACGAGGCTGGCTCTGCAATGACCCTTCGTGACGGTGAGTTGATGAACATGCACGGATTCAGCGTCCGTGAGTCTGCTCAGATCAACAACGACGCTGTTGGAACTGGAGCAAGCTACCAGCTCAATGGCGCGCTTGCAGTCGGTGACACCACCGTGACCGTTGACACTGGCTCTGGAACCATCCTTGCCGGCGACATCGTGACCATCAGCAACCACAAGTATGTTGTGGCCACCGCTCTGTCTGGCAATGACTTCACCGTTGCCGCTCCTGGCATCCAAGAGGTTGTTGCTGACGACACCGCAGTGACCGTCAACGCAGCCAGCGCCCGCAACTTGGCATTCAGCCAAGACGCTGTGACGCTCGCCACTCGCCTGCCCGTGTTCCCGCGTGAGGGTGATCTTGCCATTGACAGCGAGGTCATCACCGACCCACGCACTGGCATCAGCTTTGACCTTCGCGTCTATCCTGGTGACGGAATGGTGCTATACCGCGTTCACGCTCTCTGGGGCTGGGTGGTCAACAAGCCTGAGCATGCCGCTCTGCTGCTTGGGTAATCATAACAAATCCAAGGCCGTCACCCTTCACCGGGTGGCGGTTTTTTTGTGCCTGAAAAAAGTCAAAAAGAATTCTTTTCTTTCTCTGGTTTATGGGTAAATTTCAGTCATGAAACCGATGCTTGCAAAACACTACGACCATACCGAGCCGGAAGGCTGGTGGATGAGCGAGAAATTTGACGGGGTGCGTGCCATCTGGAACGGCAGTGAGTTCATCAGCCGCAATGGCAAGCCGCTCAAAGCGCCGCAGCAGATGATTGACCAGATGCCCAAGGGCGTGGTTTTAGATGGCGAGCTGTGGGGCGGGCGCGGTAGCTTTCAAGCATCCGTCGGCAAGATCAGGCGTGGCGACTGGCAAGGCATCAGCTACATGGTATTTGATACCATCACGGAATCGCCATTTGAGGCACGACAAGCCACGCTGACGGCTTTGAGCCTGCCTGACTGGTGCAAGGTCGTTGAGCATGTCAAATGCGCTTCAGACGATCACCTTGACGATTACGAGGATGCCGTGCTGACCAAGGGCGGCGAGGGCGTCATGCTCCGCAAACCCGGATCACTTTACCAGCACAAGCGCAGCGATGAATTGCTGAAACTCAAGCGCGGGCGCTGTGATGAAGCTGAGGTTATCGGATATGATTTTGGCACGGGCAGAAATGCAGGCCGCGTCGGGGCATTGCTTGCCCGCTACGCCGGGCAGGTTTTCAAACTTGGCAACGGGCTTAGTGATGACCAGAGGGAAGCGCCGCCCGTGATCGGCAGCACGGTCACGTTCTCATTCTTTGAATTGACCACAGGCGGCAAGCCACGTTTCCCTGTGTTTATCGGCGTGCGCGACTATGAATGATTGACATCCCGCCCGCTTTGCTTAGTATGTAAGGCATGGGCAAATTCAATCAATTTGTAAGGACGGGGCTGGTTGACAGCCTCCGCGTCATAGGCGAGCCAGCCAGCATCGGGGGCAACCAGTTTAC